CTCTAGATTTCTCTTTCTCTGTAAATGACATATCTGAACCATAGATACCTCTATAGTTTCTATATGATCTTAACCAACGACTTTCGTCAAATAGTCTGGCATCTTCAGATCTTACAAATCTTTCTTTTATTAAACCTTCTAATCCAGAATATTCAGTTGATGAATCTTTTTCTTTTTCATTAGATTCTCCAACAGCTACAATTAGATCGTCTCTTGGTGTTTCATCAGCCATGATAATTATTAGTAATCTCTTTCATCAGCCATTGAAAAAATCTTGCCATCCACCATATTAGTTTTTACTTTTGGTGCATCAACATTTTCTCCGCCTACTTCATCAGCAGGTAGGTTCATAGGATCGTTAGCAGTTTTTGCACTGTTAACTTCATCTAAATCACCTTGCTTATATTTTTTCATGATGTCCATGTTATTTCTCCTTATTTTTAGTTTTTGATAGTGACTCTTGTATAAATTTTAAGAGCCATGGATTATCTCGTAAGACAATATGTATTTGGTTAGCTAATGTATTTGTAACAACTTCTTCTTTATCTTCATCTGATAATGGATTAGATTTAGTTGTAAGCCCACCAACGTAACAGCATGCATGTAAAATTTCATGAATTATTGTATTTAATAAATCGTGCTGTTCTAAATTTGTATTTATTTGTATTTTATTTTCTCGTTGTAGATAATGACCGTAGCAATCTGTAAGATTGTCTGTTCTAAAATCTGCATCTTTTATTTCAATAGTTAGATCTTGAAATCCAACTCTTAATTTTTTTCCGTCTATATCCATTAATATCCAAATACTCTATCTGCTGGTTGAAAGTTTTGTTGTTTTCCAAAGCCGTCTATTCCTATTCCGTGTGGATTAATGGGGCGAGACATACATCCATATCTTAATGCATCATATGCATGATCTTCTGCGTGCGTATCAACATCTTCTGGATTATTTTTGTCGCATGGTAAAAGTGGTAGTGTTCGTATTAAGTTTGCACAATTGTTAAATATAAATAATGATGGTTTCTTTTCATTATTTTTTTCTCTAACAGATAGTCGTTTGTGTATTTCCAGTTTACCGTTGATACGACTTCTTGGTGATCTATCAGATGGTCTCCATCTACATCCTGCAGTAATCATTGTTTCTGCAATACTTGGACCAACATCACCTCTTCTAGCCCAAGTGCTTGAGTCTAAGACTCCATAACGAATATATTCTTTATCTTCTAAAGCTAAAACTTGTTGTGCAAATAAATCTGCTGTAACTTTTTTTGTATATAGTTCTCTATATATCCAAAGATTATTATCAAAATCTATAGCAAACCAAAGAACACAAGCAGGTGAAGAATATCCCCAGTCACAAGATCTAAATTTATGCCAGTTTCTAGGTATATCAAATGGCTCTACAACATGTGTTGTTAAATTAAATTCTGGAAATGCTGCATCTTCATAAGCACCCCAATCTCCATCTAAAAATTGTTTTCTTTGCACTTCAGGCAAAGAGGCTAGCATAATATAATAATCCTCTGTCTGCATTAGATACGGATTATCTTGTAACTTTGCTGGTATAAATCTTCTTGTTATTTTTTTTACACCAACTGGCGTTTGTATTTCTACATCAAACTTTGTATTAGGAACTGCTGGGTCTACAAACATTTCTTTTACCCAAGTAGATCCTACGTTGCCTGGGTTACCTGTTGCTCTCATAAACACTGGTATCTCTGGATCTACTGATCTAAGAGATGACCTTAGAAAGTTATAAATATCAGGTGTTGGATATTGTGGTAACTCATCTATTCCTATCCAAGTGTAAGACTGTCCTTGATATCTAAGAGCATCTGTTGTATTTTCTGCATAACCAAATTCTATTTTAGCACCAGATGGAAATCGCCATTCTTTTTCTTGCTCTCTCCATTTAGCACCAGGAAAAGCTTTTGGATATAATTGTTGAGAATGATTAATTAAATCTCTCAACTCAGGCATTGAACGTCTTAATAATAATGCTCTATGCTTTTGTTTATCACAATATCGTAGTGGATCAATAAGCATCGCATATGATTTACCACCACCTCTTGCTCCACCATAAAATACTTCACGTTCTGATGCTGCTAAAAATTGTGTTTGAGGTCCTTGATTAGGTTCAAATATTATCTCTTGTTCTTTTACAGCCTCTTTTACGTTTGGTGGAACATCATCAAACTCTTCTTCGATAAATATATTTTGTTTATTGTCTAATATATTATCAGCTTTTTTTATAGCTTCTTTTTTATTTTTTAATTTTTTTTGTGCATTGTGATAATTATCTTTTGCTTTTTTTACTTGTTTAGTTATATCACTAATACTAGCCTTTGCTGATTTTTTTGCTTTGGCTATTTTTTTCTTTTTTGGTTTAGGTGGTGCAACATCATTCACTTCGTTTTAACACTTTCATTAAACCTGGAGCAGATATATATCTGCCTGTTTTTCTTTTCATCCAACCAGCAACTTCTCGATAGGAACAACTTTTAATATATTGCTTTGCTTGTTCTATAGCTTCAAGTTCCTCTTGGATTGGCTCTAATAATTTATCATCCTCTTCGTTAACTTTATAACCAAAAGGGATGGTTCTTGATACTCTTTTTTTTAATCCTAGACTCATGCTTCTTTGGCTGGTAATACAAATATGCCATGAGCAACTTTTGCATTAACATCTATCTTTTCCTTTTTAACCAAACCGACTCTATCCAAGATTTGCTTTGCTGCTTCCATTCTAATATTAGCTCCAGGAATAGACCCATCGTCAGTAAGAGCACGACTAATGCCAAGTGCAGCTTTAGGAGAGTGAGCTGCCAAAACGCTTTCAGCCCTTTCAATAATTTCATCTTTTAATCCTTGCACAACCCTTGGGTAAGATGTTGGAGCATACCCTGCGATCTCTGCAGCCTTTCTAGGATCTCCATCTGCATCTGAAAACAAAGCAGATAAAAATTCTTTTTGTTTATTTGTTAATTCTTTATTTTCTTTTTTATCTAATAGCATTTTAAACTATATTAGCTATAACAACAATTACAGCGATAACACCAGCAGCAACTACGATGTAATCTTTCTTACTCCAGTTTTTGTAGTTTTTACACCACGCCACAACTTGATTTAGTTTATCCATAATTTTCTCCTTTAACAGTTCCATTTTCTTAATGCTTTATTAATTCTTGAGTTAGGATCTCTTGCTACTTTTTTAGATGTTAATTTTTTCTTCATACCTGTCATACGTTTACAAAATGACTTACGTCTTTTAGCAGCTTTAGATCCTTTTTTTAATTTACTTGGTTTTGTAGTTACAGCAGTTTTTAATTTGCTTCCAGGATTAGCACGTCTATAAGAGGCAACTCCTTTTTTATTAAGGCCACCCTTTGGGTCTTTACCTTCTTTTCTTTGCCATGCTGGGGTCTTGGGCATACATTACCTTTATGTAACCGTTCTATTTTTATTCTGTCTTAGTTTTGCAAAATCTACAGCTGTAATTCTATCTCTAGGCTCCGCAACACGAGCTATCTTCATTTGGCTATCTGTTAATCTTCTTTTACCGTTTTTATTTTTTCCGTTTGTTCCTGGCATCATGTTTCCTTTTTAATGATTGTTTAGCTTTTTTTGCAATACTTACAACTTTAGTTTTACCCATAACTTTAGCACGCTGTTCCATAACTGTAAGTATTTGTATTTTTCTAGCGTATGGTTTATTTACTCTTCTTACTTTTGCAACTGTTGCTCTAGCATCAGCTGGGGTAGCAAACTTTATACTGACCGTATCTTTTGGATTTTCATCTGTGTACAGTCTACGACCAGATCCTTTTGGTTTTTTACCTGTTCCAACTTTAGGATCTTTAGCCACTTACCTGCCTGTTTTTTTCATGGCTTTGGTATGTGACCCTTCAAACGTAGCACCCTTTTTCATAGCAGTAGCCATCTCTTGCATATGCTTTTTTGTATGGTGCACTGAATGTCTTTTCATAGCAGTCTGTTGTCTTTTAGTTAAAAAGGATATATCTACCCCTTTTACTTTAACAGGCTTTTTACTTTTAGCCTTTGCTTTTTTTATTTTTTTTACCATTCTTTTTTGCCTTACTGGGTAGTAGCCCTTTGTTAACAGCTCTAGCTCTTTCAGAGAACCCTAGCTTTTTTCCTTGTTTAATTTTTTTTCTTATTGTTTCTACTCTTGCGACCACTTGTTTTTTTCTTTAATATTGTTTTAACATTTGTTGGTTTACCACCTACACCTTGTGCTTTAGATCTTTTTCTAGATACAGCACTTTTAATTTGTGCTGATGACATAGATCTTGCTTTTGATCTTGGCACACATTTAGGATAAGCTCTTTTACTTCCTCCTTTTGCAGACTTACGTCCACAGGCCTGAAACTTTCCTTTTTTTTTAGGAGCACCTATATCGACCCAATCTCCTTTAGGTCCTTTACCAAACCAGGCTGTTAATCCTCCTTTTGGCTTGGCCATTATCCACTCCTGTATCCGCCACCTCTTTTTTTATACGTTCTGACTAACCAGCCATTAGCATAAGCAGATGGGTATACTTTAAACTTACGCTTCGCCTCTGCCTTTACTCTTGCGTAAAGAGCAGGGTTAGTAGGTATAGCTTTTCCTTTTTTACTTTTTGATTTCTTCTTTGCCATAATTATTTAAATTATTATGAAAATCATCTAACGCATTATGTTCACAATTTGTACATGCACATACAGAACATTGGCCACCATTACTGCAATGGCAACTATGTTCGCAATGCTTACACATTAGGTCTATTTTCTTTCTTGATTCTTTTTGCTTGTTGGGTAGTTCTAGTCTTTGATCTAGTTGCATGGGCTTGCTCCTTAGATTTTTTATTAAGTAGTTCTGCTAGTTCTGCAAATGTCGTCATGATATTATTATTAGTAATCCTTTTTTCTTAGATGATTTTTTTACTTTTTT